GTTATGTAGAGAAAATGAAGAAATTGACAAATATTTAATGACATTTCAAAATCTAATTACACGCATTCCAAAATGGAATTCAAATATTATCGAGCAAGAAAGGAAAAGAATTGTTGAAAGAAGTGGTTGCGGATATTTAGAAGAATTAGTAACGTGTGTTCATATAATTCAGTTAAAGATTTTAACTGCTATGAGAGTTGGTCAGAAACAAAAAAAGATTGATATTAATATTCCCAAATTAGATGATTTTATTCACAAGGCGTATGTTAATGTAGCTAGAAAGATATATAGAAATGTGTATTTATTTGAAATAGAAACAACGTCATTGCAGGTTCAAAGACATAACAGAGAATTAGAAGCAATTGTTCAGGAATGTATTTTAAATGCAGTGAGAGAAAGTATTCCAATTGAGCATATTTTGAAGGCATATATGGATGAAACCGTTGAAGATGATGTTATCGAAGAAATTAAAGAACAATTCGTAGAAAAGAGTGAAGCATTGAATGCAAGAGGAGAGACTACTTTTATAGGTGAAGACAATGAATTAAAAGAAGGTCTTAAATTCAATGATGTAGATAAAGCTCTAGATAAAAGTGGAAAAGAGGAACTAATTAATGCACCAAAGACGATTGAACGTCTAGAAGAGATTAGTAATTTAAGAAATCTGCAAAGAAAAATGGAAGAAGATGACGATAATGACAATGAAAAACTTACTATTTCCGATGAATTAGTAGATCTAAACAGTTTAGATGTGCACGTTATTGGTCAGAAACCAATGGATTTAGAACCCGATTTATTGTTAGATGAAATAGAAGTTTTAGCATAAAATGATTAAATAATAAATATATTTATTATTTGTTAGTTTAGTTTTACACCCTTGAATAATTAAAATCTTGCCTTTATTTCATCAAAATAACATAAATTACTAAAAATCAGATAAAAATAAAAATTTATATATATATATATATATGCCATCAAAAACATTAAATAAAAGAAAAAAATCAAGAGGTCCAAAAAATACAACAAAAAAACATAAGCGTAAGTATTTAGGTGGTGGTAAATACACAGATAATGATAATTTTCATCGTGCTTACAGGGAGATATACAACGTATCTGCGCCTGATGCTGCGGTGTATTGGTTGGGAGAGGTACAAAAAACAAACCCAGAAGATACAAATATTAGTAAAATAAAACAAAAATTAGAAGAGTCAGGTAGATTACTAAACGATGCTCAAAAAGATATAGAAGAAATAAATGATTTAGAAGTATTGAATTAAAGAATAATACACTGACACATTCAAAAATATCTACAAACATTTTGATTTGAAATCAAATAATAAAGTTTTTTATTTTATATAAAGGTGCGATTCAAAATATTCATTGGTGTAAACGCGTTAAATTATAAAATGAATTGTAAAAATATATTGTAAATGGATAATATATTTTTAGTAGCGGGTATAATATCTGTTATTTTCTTTGTTGCCAAATTTTTGGAGATGCAGTATATTGAAAAGGAAAGCAAACCTTTAAAAGTGTTAATTAGAGATGCGTTAGTTGTTTATGTTAGTGTAGTATTGGGTATTTTTATTTTAGAACAATTAAGTCCTGTCATTAAAGAAAATATTATTCCGGGAAGCCCCGCTGCATTTACTGATAATCCACCATTTTAGAAGATGAAGCAAAGTTTTCTACATTATCGACCAGTCCATACTTTTATAAAAGAACCATAAATTTTTTTATGATTGAAATCATTTATATAATCATTAAAATTATATTTAAATGATCTATGATGTTTAAGTATATGTCCAAAAACTGATTTTACTATATTCAATTTTGGGCATTCAATACAAAAAAGTAATCCCATAATTCGTTCTAATCCGCATCGATCTGTTCTACCGTTAATAACTGAAACCAAATTACTAATTTTATATTTTGATTCTAGCATTTCTAAAAAATGTAAATTTATATAGGATTGGACTCCAAAGCATAAATCAAATTTGTCAGAATTATTCATTCCCAGTATGTTAACTTCCGATCCTTGTAATTTTTTTTTTAAATTTATATTATTTTTTAAACTGTTACTTATTCTTAATAAATTTCCTAAATTATCTTTGTCATACTCATGATGCCATAAAGGCATAACAGGTAAACTAATTTTTTCAAAAGGAATTCGTTTGTGTATAAAGACGCTATCATGTAATATTACTGCATTATCAAACCATTTATATCTTAAAAAATATATATATGGTAGAAGCTCTCCGCGTTTAGGATATTCAGATTGTATTATCTCTACGTTTTTGTAATTAAATTCTGATTTCACAAATTCATAATTACTGTTATCATCAATAACAATAATTTTTTTTAAAGGATAGAAAGTTCTAATTAATTTGATTGATTGGTTCCAATATTTGTTTGTAGTTGGAGAATTAACATGTCTAGTTATAATAAATCCATAAGTCATTATAATTTATAAAAATAATATATTTTTTATAAATTACAAAATACAAAATACAAAATACAAAATACAAAATACAAAATACAAAATACAAAATGATTATATAATTTATAATTTATAATTCTAAGAAATATAAGAAGGCATTTCATCTATATCTATAATTTGTTCTCCCTTTGCGAGTCCGCTTTTATTTAAAACAAATTTGCTAAACTCTGGTCTCTCTAATTGTGCGTTTGGACTATGATTGTGAACACATCGGGCGATCATTTTATATAATTTGAAGTCGGGATAACGTTCAGCACCATTATTTTTATATAATACATTAATACCGTTGTCATCGATGCACCACTCAACAATTATTCTAACAATAGGATCACACGCAGTTATATTCTTAATGCTATCCATATCATCAACAACATAATCAAATATAGAACACGCTAAACGACACAAATCAAAACTAAAATTGGGTTCTAATCGTGGTTTTTTATCATTAAAGTATGGCTCTGTATTATATTGAGTGACTGCATCACCTCCTGTTTGAAAACTATCACTGCACAATATTTTGTTGTTAAATTTATAAATAGCACGACCAAAGTCAATAATCTTGAATATTCTGCCAAATGTAGGAACCTTGTAATACTTCTTTTTATAACAATAATAAATGAATTTTTTCTTAGTTGATATATACATTATATTATTTGTATGCAAATCATTATGAGTAAAATGAAATAATTTTTGATATACAATTAGCGTCATAATAATTTGCATTAATGCTGACATCCATTCATCGTGAGATAGGTCATTGTTTATTATTAAATCATCAAATGTATTTTCACAATTTTCCATACAAATTACTTGCACCGGAAATTTTTGAATTGTTAAAAATAATTTTTCCTCTTCTAAATCAGATTCATCTGTTTCAAATCCATCTGATCCTGATTCTAATGAATTATCGTCTTTATCTTTATCACTTAATTTAGTTTCTGATTCAGATATAGAGCCTGATATAGATCCAGACCCAGAACCAATACAATCAATATCTTCGACAATTGAATTATCATTTATAAAATCATCTTCATTAGTATGTGAAGTTCTAGATGAACAAGATGATCCGGATTTAAGACTTGCAGATTTTTTTTGATCTGTAATGTCAATAGAATTTGTAATATCAACCAAATCTATATTTAATGTTTTAACATCTTCTAGTGATATTTGATTATCGGTTGAGAATATATTTTCAAAAATAGAATCGTCAATTGACTTTAATGATAAATTTGATTTTTGTGAAATATTCATTATATTTAAAGGTCTTAAACTCGGTTCCTGAGTGCAAGGAAGTAGATGCGAATAATCTTCTACTGAAAACAATGTATTTTTTTGTTTATTAAAAAATTCAGATTGTATTAAATAATCAATATCGTCAATTACATTAATTTTATAGTTATTTTTAATTGCTAAAAAAGATCCATAATAATCTAGACCGTGAATAAAATTATGTGTATGTAACACCTGGCTAGTTAAAAATGAAAAAAATCCGTCAATATAAGAAGAATTATTAGGATCATTTATTTTGGGATGCGTTTTTTTTGTCTTGTCAAGAGAAGGCAAATTAAATAAATTTGAATCTGTATGATTATATTTGCCTACAAGATACTTGAATGGATCTAACAATGGTGCCATTTTTATAAAAACTTTTTGGTTCAAAGAAAGATCATCATCGTCTGATATATTTTTTAATTTGCACGTATAAATATTTTCATAATTTACTGTAGTTTCCTTTTCTTTTTCCTTTAAATCTTTTATATCCGATATATTCCACATATGATTTAAATTAATCGAGTTAAAATTTGTATTGTTCAATGAAAAAAAACGATCATAAATAGGAATGTAATTTTGCACGTTTGAAAGAGAAATATTAGGATTTGATTGAAATTTGTTAAAGAGATTAATATTCTTTCTCTTTTGGTAGTTTACAGTAATTGCCATTAGCTAATAAAAATAAAAATATAAATTGTATTTAACTTATAATAATTGTAATAAATTATTATAAACATATTTGCAAACTAACAAAATAAATGCCTAAATAAATTCCTAAATAAATGCCTAAATAAAAGTATTTGAGTGTCTTGCGTAAATTATAATCTTTTTTAAAACTATAATATAATAAATGAATTTAGAGCTAAAACGTTTTGATATGAAATCGATTAGTTTTAAGGCCAATGAATCCAAGGGTCCTGTAGTCGTTTTAATTGGTCGACGAGACACAGGTAAATCATTTTTGGTAAAAGATTTATTATATTACCATCAGGATATTCCGATTGGTACTGTCATTTCTGGAACTGAAGAAGGCAATGGATTTTACGGCAAGTTGGTGCCAAAATTATTCATACATAATGAATACAATACTGCTATTATCGAGAACATTTTGAAGCGACAGAGGCAGGTTTTAAAGCAGATTAAGAAGGAAATGGAGCAGTTTAAAAGATCAACAATAGACCCTCGAACTTTTGTTATAATGGATGACTGTTTATATGATAATACGTGGTCCCGTGACAAGTTAATGCGTTTATTATTTCTTAACGGGAGACACTGGAAGGTTATGTTGATCATAACAATGCAATACCCATTAGGTATTCCACCAACACTGAGAACAAATATCGATTACGTTTTTATTTTAAGAGAGCCATATATTGCAAATAGGAAGCGAATATATGAGAATTATGCAGGTATGTTTCCAACGTTTGAATCATTTTGTCAGGTAATGGATCAATGCACAGAGAATTTTGAATGTTTGGTGATAAATAACAATTCAAAATCGAATAAGCTGCAAGATCAGGTATTCTGGTATAAGGCAGATGCACATAACGACTTCAGATTGGGATCTAAAGAGTTCTGGGAACTATCCAAACAGATAAATGATGATGATGAAGAGGAGCAATATGATCCAAATAACGTCAAGAAACGCGGTCAAGGACCAAAAATCGCAGTAAAAAAGAGCAAATGGTAAAATGTGTTGTTAATTTAATAATATATAATTTATTTAAATTATATATCATTTACAATTACTTATATTATATATTTAAGCATCAATCTCCTTCTCCAAATCACTCTCTTTTTCCTTCAAAGAAAATGGTCCGCTAATAAGCTCAGATCTACCATAATCCGTCTTGCCCACAACAATATTCTCACCATCAAATAGCTCTGAACGAATATCTGCAACAGAAATACTGTCTGCATTTGTTAGCGCCTTCTCTTGACTAGTTGCACTGACGCCAACCAAATTACCATCTTGATCAATATCTTGCGTCAAAATATTACCGTGTTTCTCTGCATTCTTCTTGTTCTCGTCAATTGCCTTCTGTTTCGTCTCCTTGACGCGCGCCTCAAATGCATTCTTGGCAGCGGATTCATTCTTCTGTTTCTCTTGAGCAAGTTGGTTAAGTTCCTCTTCCATATATTCTACACGTCCGGTCTTGTATGCTTCAGGCTCCCAAGGCAACCAAGTGCCGACAGGTCCGACAAATACATCAAAACTAGGATCCACCTCTCGAATGAGCTTGGCGCGCAATTCAGCCTCTTCTTGTGACGCAAAATGACCACGAGCTTTGAAACCACGCACAGAAGTCTGGAAATTATTCTTTATATTAAATTGCTTTTCCAAGTTGTCTTCCTCCTTATCGATAAATGTTTTGTAGTCATCCTCAATAGAAGAACTAATGATGTTGTCACGTTCTTCCTTGACAAATCCCTCATAGTCTTTCATCACATCCTCAAAAGACAATTTGTATTTAAAAGACATAAAATTAATAAATTGATGAAACTTCTCCATTGATTTAGAAAACTCCCATTTCTTTAGGAATTCTTCAAAAAAGAACATTTCCTTTTGCTTTAGGATCTTCTCCGGGGTAATGAAAGAAAAACAACCAAAGGTTTGCCCTGCAATAGGCTTGTCTACATCAAGCAAATCAACATATTTAGCATTAGGCGATCCATCTTTGGCTAATTTTCGTTCAAATGCCAATTTTTTAGCAACATTAGATTTTGATTTTCCACTCATTATATATTATTTAGGTAGTTCGTTTTAAGTATTAATTAATTAAATTATTATTTTTTTCTTTTTATTTTATATAAAGAATGGGAATGTTTAACATGAACGAACTTATTAAGAGAGTTATCAAGTATATTGTAGAAGGTCTTATGGTTGCTCTGGTAGCATTTGCCGTGCCTAAAAAATCTTTGAATATGGAGGAAATTGCTTGCATTGCTTTAATGGCGGCGGCAACTTTTGCTATTTTGGACACATACATTCCTAGTATGGGTGTGAGTGCTCGAACTGGGGCTGGATTTGGAATTGGGGCGAACTTAGTTGGGTTCCCTGGTGGGCTTTAAACGGTAGGAATAAATTCCCAATCCAATTCAATACACATTTTTTTCCACGTTTCGTCTTGTTCAATCAATTTCTCGCGATCTTTTAGCAAAGGAATAGAATCAAGATATTGATCTTCACCAAGAAGTTCACAAAATTTAAAAAGGACATAATAGTAGTTCAAAAAGTTAACACGATAATCAGGACACGTTTTTGCATAAGGTGCCTGAGTTTCCATAAAAAGGTTGCACAACGTTTCTTCTAATTCGGGGCTAAATACAGGCGGTTTAATGCCCAATTTATTTTTAATAAATGCGATATGTTCATAATATTTATTAAATCCAAGCTTCTTTAAAATCTCTTTGGTCTTATAATGTGTTAGATGATCCAAACTAATTCGCTCCTTTTTGATCTGCAAATGTATGTGGTCAATAACTTC